TCAAAAAATTGACAGCTACAATAATATGACAGAGATTTACAGTCTATTTTTTGACAGTAGTTCATTATCGTAATTATACTCGATACTCGCGCACTTGTCTACTTCTTCAAAATCATGCACAAATAGCTGTATGATTCCATAATGTAATACTTTTAATAAGTCTTTACGAGCATCATCTCTGCTACCTTTTTTACCATATCTTTGAGCATACTTCAAAACATTACCGATACAGAAACCTGTTCCATGTCCTCCATCCATGATAAATTCTGTTGCTTGAAATTTATCTTTTGAGTAGTGTTGTCTATACGTAGCATCAACATATGATTTAAATTCTTTTATTAACTCATATTCATTATACTTATATGTAATGGGTTTAGGTTGAGGATATTTTGCTGGTATTTTCACATCAAGATAGTCATATATTTTTTGCTCTTCTGGGCAAGAAGCATAAGTATTAAGGAGGGGTTCGCCAAAAGGGCGACTATAAACGGTTTTTCCTTTATCTGGTGACTCAAAGATTAACTTTTGTCTATACCCATCATCTTCTTCACGTAAACGACGCTTCATATAATCTTCATGTTTTTCTCTCATTGAATCCTCTTTTTGATGGCTTCTAAAAGTTGACTTAAATTTTCTTTTTTATTTAAGTTAGTACCTTCAACCTGGATTACTAAAATATCTTCAAGTTCTCGCAGCATAACCTTTACTGTTTGAGACTTATCTTCTTCTGCGATCTCAGGTTTTTCGTATATTTTCAACTGTACAAGTTTACTTATAACACTTCTATAACCTTTTGAGAAGTATTTTGCTAATTCGTGAACGTCTTTTTGTCCTTCTTCGGTATATAAACGTATCAGTTCAACTTCTTGGTCATCACTCCAAGCTTTAATACTCATCTTCATTCTCCAAATCTAATTCTAATTGAGTGTTCCATACATATCTTTTAGCTACTAACTCACTAGCTTCTTCAAGTAGTGGTATTAAAGAGCTTGCTTCGTCTGCTGGTATAGAAAATCCCGTTTTAGTAGGAAACCACTGTCCTGTATCACCATCCATAGTATATTCCCTTATATGGAGGTACAGTTTTTCTCTAAACTCGTTTATAGTTACTTTTACAGCATTACCATTAGGTTTATGAAAAGCAGTTCCAAAATCAATATTCATATTTTGATTGTTTTTTCTTCATTAATAAATTGTTTCATCCAGTCTGTAACTGGATATGCCTTAAATATTTGAACAAAACAGTATCTAGTTTTATCTTTTGATTTATTTATCATACCATGTGCTATTTTGTCAGGATCAAAAATTATACTTTCACCCTTTTTTAACGAGTATGATTCTATATCATTATCTTCCGAAAATTGATAAATAAAATCTTCATCTTCTGTTAAAGCCGTTAACATTCGTAATCTATAATGATCAGGTTCTTTTGCCTCTACATTATTATCATCTGTATGCATTGGGATAGTTTGTCCTGGTAATTGTCTATGTATTCTAATTCTCGTTGTTTCAATTTTAAAAAAATCTGTAAGCTTTTTAACTTCATTAATTTTTTCATATAAAGCTGTAAGTTTAAAATTAGTAGGCTCTTCTAAGGGTTGTGTACGATAAAAATCAAAAACCTTACCTGACTCACTCTTGACAGCTATAGCACTCACATGACCTGCTAGATCAATGTCAGTATGTTCTTTAAACTTCAATTTATCAATCCAGCTGTTATCGAAATCTAATTTAGTCTTTGGACGAATAATCATCAGAACTTAATATACCAAACTTTTTTTTGCCTTTTTTAACTTCTTTTTCGGGGTTTTGAGTAGAGGACTTCCATTGAGCCACTAATTTATCAGCACCTCCTTGGTCATAACCATTTACTTTTGCAAATGACCTTACTTCTTCTTCTGTTTTAAACAATTTGAGTCTGTCTGTATTCATTTAAATACTCCTTTATAGTTCCGCCCTCAACAGGACGATCAAGATAATCTTTTCCTAATATGTATATATCAGGATTATTTAAATTTATTTGATCTAACCATTTATTATAACAATCTGTTACCCCTTGTAAACCTCTTAGATATTGGGCATTTACTGTGTGAAACGCATTACTCCACCATATTACAGAAGTATGATCAGGGGTTACGAGTGAGGTGATCTTTTCGGGACTCTCACAGATATCAACGTGAACATATGAATGTTTTAATTTTTTGTATCGATCCCAATGATTTTTGATGTCTTGTTCTGTACCCCACCACTTAATTTCTCTTTCCCAAAGTCCTTGTCTAGTATTGGTTTCTGTTTCTACACCTTTTGTTTCATTGATTCTATATTTTTTCTCTGCCCAATCCAAGAATCCAGGATAATCTTCTCCGTCCCAGTGTGTTATTAACAACTTCTTGAATGCTAGAGCTTGTTTACTATAGTCAAAAAATACTACTTCTGCGTCATCTTCAAAATCATAAGTATTAAGAATCATATTTGGTTTAAAACTAGCGGCAACCGAATATAGTTTATTTAGAGGCTTATCAATTTTCACATATTTTAAGTCTTTATAATTCTCTGTATTCCAAAAGAAAACACAGGTTGGAGCATATTCAACAATGTTAATTATCCAATTAAGTTGTGCAGATAGCTCTTCTGCACTAGAATTTGGATAAAGATACTGCTTAGACTCTCTAATTTTTGGATGAAAATTGTAGACTATTAAACCTTTTTCTAGACTTGTATTGATAAAGTTCCAGCCATCCACAAGCGGAGTGCAGACAGTAGATTCTTCTGTTGGCATAAGGGATAAAGGCGTATAATCATCATGTATGTCTTTTGCATGTCTTTTAGCTTTTGCTACTACCTCAGATTTAGAAGATTTTTTATCACCAAAAACAGGACGATCAAATTTTTTATAATAATCTAAATTAACTAACATACATTGTTTGTGTAACCCATAATAGCCCTCTTTACCGTCCGGGTTATTTATGTTTTTTGAGTTTTTATCCATGATGTGACCAGTGATAAAAAAGTTTTGTTTTTCAATCCATTTTTCAATGTGTCTAAAAAAGAAAGCATCTTTAATTATATGACCAACAGACTGTACAATACAGTAATCTACATCATGCTCACATGCTTTGTCTAATACTTCATTTACAGATTTACCTACAACGACAGGTCCAAAATATTTAAATCTTGTGAAAAATTCTGTTATTTCTTTGAACTTATCTGCTCTTGATAAATGATTAAAAAATTTTGAGTCGTCATATATTCCGACTACATAATTTTTATTTAATCCCATTTTTCTCATAACTACGCACTACTAAGTCTTCAAGTTCTTTTGCCTTAACTCCATGTACTATGATATGGAATCTATCTTCATCACTGTTATTATAAACTGCATGTACATTCCCAACATCTAGAAAAATGGCTTTACCACTAGTAAACGGCACATATCCTTTATGTCCCTTCATTTTAAACTTACAATTTTTAGGGTTGTTGAGAGCGATATTTATTGCAGAAAGTCTATTAGTGTCTTGATCTGCATGGGGAGTTATATAACCTCCAGCCTCTAACAACATAAATCTAAGTCTGTGGTATCTTTTATATGGAAAAACATTTTTAAAAAAGTTATATGTGACAGGACATCTATCAATAATATGAGTCCATTGATATGGAGTTTCCTCATGACTAGTATAACCATATTGATCATAATGATTAGTTTTATATGCATCAATACCATGAATACAAAGGCTGTTCCAACCTTTATGACGATATCCCCCGTGATAGTCTTCATCTCTATGAGGAACAAACTCATCTTTTAGTGCCATAGCTTCGGCATACATTTCTTCATGTGGCATTTCAATGTCAAGTTCTAACCATGGTAGTCCACTTTTATTAACTATCCAATTAAAGTCTTTCATGAGTACATATCCAACAAGTCTTCATCAAAAGCAAAACTTGTCCCACAACCGCACGAAGCGCGTGCTCCTGGGTTTTCTACTGATAATTGTTTATTGATACCGTTCGTAACTAAGTCTATAGTGCTTCCGTATAAAAATTTAATACTTTCAGAATCAACTACACACGGAGGATCGTCACAGAACTTAATGTCTCCATCTTCCCACTCTTCACACACGTCAAATATATAGTTAAAGCCACTACATCCACCACCAGATACTCCAAACCTAAACATCTGTCCTGGTTCTAAGTTAGTTAATATGTATATTTTGGCTTTAGCGGTTAGACCAGGCAGTTCTCCATGATACTCTTCATCAATAATAGGAGCATGCCCATGAAAATCGGCTAAAACCTTATCTTCAAGCGTAGGCTCGCGCATTTGATGTCTATCTAAAACTTGTTGAGCAAGACGAGCTATTTCTACTTTATCTGCTTGCTCTTCAAGTTCTGCAAAGAACTGATCAATTTCTGTATCTGTTAACTTTTGGTCTTGTGCCGACATTATTAATTACCTCCGCATATCTATCTGCGACCGTGCTCCACGTATTCGGAAGCTCTGAATTTTTTACTGCGTTTTCAAATTTACTTTTATCATGTGTATGATACACATATCTTAACACATCAAATACACTCTGCGCAACTGGTTCATTAGCAAATGTATGAGTGCTCATCTGGGTCATTGCGTCCCCAGGCTTCATCGCAAATATATTACCATCTGTAATGTTAATAGCAGTTTGATTTGTTTTAAATTTTATTCCTTGTTCATCCTTAATAAATTCATCAGTTGGACCTTTTTCTGATACTATAGGAAAACAACCACATGCCATCGCTTCTTGTACATGCATACCGAATCCTTCCGCTCTATATGGGTGAACAACCACTTTAGAGGATCTGTAAATGTCTGCCATCTCTTCGTTTGATAATTCATCATCAATATATATCACCTCACCACAACCAGTTCTATACTCTAATTTAATTATCTCTGATAAAACATTGTTTTTTCCGTAAATAGCAGGATTATCTTTGATTATTAATGTAGCTTTATCATATTTTTTAAAGGCCTTGCTCCAAGCGTTCAAAAGGATATCTAAACCTTTTCTCCATTGAGAATTTCCTACATACACAAAATTGTATCGAGTCGGATCAATACCGTATTTTGTTGTTTTATTACCTTCTCTGCAGAAAACTTTTGGATCATAACCATTTGGTATAACAAAACAATTATCAGGATTAATCCCGCCCATCCTGAATACTTCTGCGCAAAATTCACTTGGCACAATTAATGCGTCAGCAAAAGTTTCAAATTTGTATTGCCATTCAAAAGGAGCTTTAGTGTATTCCCATGGTTGAATATAAATTACTTTTGTATTCTTTTCAACAGGCCATTTCCAGATTGGAGGATAGCAGTGCCTTACTTGTACATCTACTTTTTCCACTTGCTCCGCTTGAAGATTTTTTAAAGTCTTTACTTCACTTTTAGATAGTTTATGAGCAGGGTCATATGAATCTATAGGAGTGATAACTACTTTCATGTCTTTATTATTTTGTAAATTTAAAGCTAAATGTCTATTTATGATTGAAAGAGAATGGTTATCATAAAATTTACCAACTAATTCAACTATCATTGATATACTCCGTTAATATATTGCTTAATGTAATCTTCAATATGAAGTGACGGTACACACTCTAATTTAGGCCATTGTTGCTGTCCTAATCCAGACGTCTTAAAATTTTCTAACTCGTGATAATTATCATAAGTTACTTGTGACCAGATTTGATAAAAAGGATCTTTTTCTACTAAATCTGAGTGACCTATATTATTAATTTTTTCGTGTAATTCGCCTTCAGGTCTACACAGACTCCAGTGAAGTGCAACTAGAGGAGACATTAATCTGTTTGGTCCCTGTGCTGATTTATCTGTCCACCTAGCATAGGTAAAAGTGCTATCTTTCGAAGTAACAACTCCCTGATTTTCTCCAAAAAATGGCGAACCATCGTCATTGGCGATAATCAATGTTTGTGAGTTACCTTCTTCGTCTTCTACAGTTTTATAAGGGGTAGCCCATGTCATCAACACATCTGCTTTGTTATAGTATCTTTCAACTAAAGGACAATATTCATAAAAGAAATCTTTAGCATTTACCAACATTTCATCAGCATCGAATGAAAAAATCCAGTCATGAGAACACTGTTCCTTAAGAAAATTTCTTTCATAATTATCATTTTCTATAGCTACTTTGGATTGATGAAAATCTTCTTCTATAATTGATATTTTACCATCACCATCAATGTTTGATAATTCAGTCCACAATGCGTCTTCCTCTATAGAAAAATCGTTACCACTCCAAGTGATTCTATCTTTATCTATTCCTAATACTATTTCATCAACGTATTCATAGTAACGTTCAATGGACTTTGCTAAAAATCGATTAGCATCATAACTTATAAGACCTATTACTGATTTTTTTAACATGTGTATCTCTTATTTTTTAACTGCTGTGTTAGCAGTCGGTGTGGTTGGTTTTTTTATAAATGATCCTGCTTTTTTCTTAAATCCGATCACTCTAATACCACTATAATACTTAGTGGCATCTGCCATACCGCCAGATACTCTTAGTTCTGAGTACTGCATTTCAATTTTATCCTTATGTCTAAGCATAGATTTATTTAATTCATCTGCATGTTGAGCGTTTGACTGCCCTGTGAATACTACAACTGCTTCCTGTGCGAGGGACACAATCACTTTTTCAAAAAAGTCATCATATACTTTTTGATTTATAGGAGAGACATCAAACAAAACAACAGTAAACTTCGGCTGTTTTGTCCAATCTACTTCTTCAAAATCTGATTCAATAATTGTGATGGCTCCAGGAATTTTAGTTTCTGGATGCAAATCATATCTTTTAATATTTGCTTCCATTTGAGATTTTACGTTTTCCCAAATAAAACCTTCAGGTGCCCATCTTTTAGGTTCCCTTTCATCATACTTGAAGTTATCGATCCCTACAGCTTTGACATCATTTTTCATCACTGCAGGAATGATAGTAGAACCTTTGTATGTTCCTATCTCAAGATAATTCATTTTTTCTGCAGCACATAGATTATTAATTAAACACTTAAGTCTAATGGAGGATAGTCCATGAAGTTCTCTTTCTCTTTCAGATATTTGAGATCTTTCATTATCTGCTTGTTCCAAAGCCATTTTGACCCAAGCATGGTTTAGTTTACCCATCTTTTTTCCTTTCAAAAATTCTATCTATAAAATAAAACGGAAGGTACGCAAATATTACTAATACTGTAAA